TGGAGCTAGATTATCAGGCTACTGATATTTATAACGTTACTATGACCTGGGCAGTAGACTACTGGGACGATCAATTCCTATAAAATAACAAAGAGAAATGGCAGGATTACCACATTTTACAAACTCAACGGCAGGCGTAAAACTATACGAACCAGTTTATCTCAACCAGTTTGAGGTTTTAGTTACCCCACCAGCAAGTGTTACTTTAGCTAACACCAGATTCAGAGGGGAGGGAATTTTAACCCAACAGGTGAAATCAATCTCTGGACTTGCAGTTGACATTCAGCCGGGCGGAGTTTCTAGCCAGTTCTATAAGTTTGCAGAGAGAAGATATGCGGGAGGTGCTCCGGCAGATACTTCAGTTGCATTCAACATACAATTTGAAGTAAACTTAAACGAACAGAACTCGATGATCGTCTATAAAATCATGAGACAATGGGCAGATCTGATCTACAATCCATTGACAGGTGCAATGGGCATAAAGAAAGACTACGTTGGATCTATCGTGGTTTCCATCTTTAATAAGCAAGGAGATGTCTTCAGAAGAATTAGTCTAAACAACTGCTTCTTGACAGCAAACATCAACCCAATGAATCTAGATTATAATGCAGGGGAAAACCTCTACACCCTAGAAACTAGCTGGAAGGCAGACTACTGGCAGGATCAGTTCCTATAAACTTAAAAATTAAAAATAAAATGAAAAATTTATCAGATTTTAACTCTTTTGTTCAGAGCATCAACGAAGCAGCACCTTGGGACCCTAAGAAAGCCCAGACCGCTATTGACGAGATAATGAAGAGACATAAGGAGAATAAAGATGCTGAACCTACGGGTCTCAGCTTTTCTAACATCCAAAAAGTCTACGGAAAAACTGATTATCAAACTAGATTTAAAATTGCTCAGGCCCTTTTGCTAGCTGGAAAGAGTATTTTCCCGAGGTACCTATTCGGTAATCCGTCCGATGATGATAAATTCTACGTAACTGTTTATAGCGGTAAAAAGGATGAAAATTTTAAGATGGATAAAATTTCCGAGGCACTTCTAAGAGCAGTTAAGCCCATCGTTAATGACTGGAATTCTGATGACCATAAAATTGGAGAGTACACCGAGAAGACCGCTTTAGAAAAACCTTTGGTAAAACAAGCTAAAGTAGCTATAGATAAAATTCCTGGTTAATTTACCAAAAAGAGAAACTTCTACGAGACTGATATTCTAAAATAAGAATATCAGTCTTTTTGTTGTGTTGGGTATATAAAATAACAATTTAAATTAATATGGGACTAGACAATCAAGGAATTTTAGCAGGATTATCCCCTGAGGAAATCCTAGCAAGAAAAGAAATGGAAGGAGGAGTTCAGTACGACGATCCCTTCATTCCGGAATCATCCGTTATCCAAACCCCAACTCGCGAGGATTTAGAGGCAAGACAAACTCCTCTATATACGCCTCCTCATGTTTTAAATCCTTCCCTAGAAGAAATTAGATCTAGATCAGCAGCACCTTTAGATTCTAGACCTCCTGATTTAGGAAGAATTGAACCGCAAAGGGTTCCTCAGCCTGAATTTTCTCCTGGACTGGAATTTGGCTGGAAGAATCTTCCCCTATCAGTTCTACCTTCCAAGGGACTTTTTTACCCGGAGGGAACTAAGATTGCAATCAGAGCTGCAGAGGTAAAAGAAATTAGACACTTTTCGAGTATAGACGAGGAAGATTTAATCGACCTAAACGAGAGGTTAAACTTCATCCTCAGTAAGTGCAGCACGATGCACTTTCCCAGCGAAGGTGTTGTTTCCTATAAGGATCTAAAGCAGGAAGATAGATTTTTCTTGATTATGGCGATTCGAGATTTGACCTTTATCCAAGGGGAGAATAGGATCATCATTACCCCTACGACTACCTGTGGCAAGAAAGAAGCCTGTCCAATCTCTAATGGGATAGAACTGAGAACTGGAATTCTCTCCGACTATGAAATTGATTCAAGAGTGATGAAGTATTATTCCCCCGTCTCTAGAAACTTTGTTTTCCCTGTTAGAAAAATCGGAAAGGAAATTCGAATGTCTGTTCCTTCTATTGGAGTGATGGAAGCAGTTTCTTCCTTCGTAGTTGAATCGGAAAGAAAGGGAATCGAAGTGGAAGAGAGCTTTGCTAAGATTGCTCCATTTATCTTTGAAGAGTGGAGAGGATTGGATTCCAATAAGATTAATCAGAGGATGATTGAATCTAACGAGTGGTCCAAAGAGGAATTTTCCCTCTATTTTGAACTTTGTGAAACTATAAAAATCGGGACTCAACTGGACGTTAACGTCACGTGTCCCACCTGCGGTGCCGAGGTCACCGCCCCTATAACCTTTCCCGGAGGATTCAAATCTCTTTTCGTTATTTCAGATATCTTTGGAGAACTTCTTTGATCTGAAGTTCAGAATGTGGAAGGAACATGGTCTGGATCCAAACTGGATTGAGTCCATTCCCTACTATGAGTATCAGATGTGGATCGAGAAACTCAACCAAGCAGTGGAGAGAGAAAACAGGGAAGCTCTAGAAGAATCAGGAAAGAAAGAGCTCTTCAATTTTTCAAAATAGATCTTTTCCTGATATATAAAGAAAAAATAAATTGATGGAAACACCCAAAAAATTAATTCAAGAACTGTCTGATCTTACTAGAAATCTAGATGTTCTTGCAAAAGAAATTAGGGATTCCAACAAAATAAATTCAGAGTCTCAGAAGACTTTATCTAAGAACTTAGAAATCTCTGCTAAGAAAAAATCAGAAACCTCAGACAAGTCCAGTGCAGAAGCTAATCAAAATAAGAATTTTCTTGAAAATCTGGGAAAAACCATAAAGGATAGCCTTCCTGACATTGGTAAAATTGCTGGGAAGAGGGAGGAATCCGGAAAAGGGAAAATTACGAGGGATTTAGTAAGTGCAGTTGTTGGAAAGTTCCCAAATATTCCTAAAATGGCATCCGGTGGAAAAGTTAGCCGCCCTGGAGTAGCATTAGTAGGAGAAAATGGACCAGAAGTAGTTGAGTTACAAAAAGGGGATAGTGTAAATCCACTGGATAAGATGTCTCAACTTATGAAAATGGAGGATGAAGATTCTAAATCTAAAAAAACACAGTCGGGCAAAAGGTCTGCCGAGATTGTTTCAGGCTCTCCTAAATTAGGTGAGTTTGTAACAAATTCTTTTGGGGTAAAAGTTCCAGCAGACGAGATAGCCAGCTTCAAGAGCAAAACTTCCAGAGACTATGCTGATGAGATAGCTCAAGATCCTGATTTTTTAGGGGAAGAAGTAAAGTCTTTCATAGAGGGATACCGAGAAACTGTATCTGTTTCTGACGTTCAGAAGCTCTCTGTCCCTGTTAAACCTAAAGAAGATAAAGGGATTGAGAACACCGGAGGAGAACTTCAAAAATCAAAGAGGGATAAGTCCTCGAATAAAAAATCTAATCTTCAGAAATCCTTAATGGATTTTGGAGAAAAAATAAAGGTTGGATCTTCGGCTTCTATTGGGGAGAATTCTCCGAAGAAAAGCTTTAAAGATGCGGCAAAAGAAGAGTTTGGAAAAACCCGGCTCGGGTCTACCATCAACTATATTTCTACACTGGCTAAAAAGAAGCAGGATGCATCTGTCGCTGAATCGGGAATGAAGAATGAGACTACTATCCTTAAAGATCAATCTAAAGCTAAGCCAGAGGCACCAAAACCACAGGCAGAAGTTAAAAGAGAGTCTGAAGGCAAGAAAGAAACCCTTCCTGCTGCAGTTCAATCTCCAGGGTCTAAAAAAGAAGAGAACAAATCTTCCGCACCAGTCTCAGCCGGAAGTAGTTCCTCTGACAAGGGAAAGGAAGCTCCAATTTCTTCCCAGGACATCCAGGACATTAAAGGCCTTCTTGCTGCTATCAACACCACCTTGAGCGGACCGCTAGCCATCAAAAACAACAAGCCGTTCCGTCCGACGTCAAACATGTTGGAATAATTTTATATTTTCCTGGTTGATAGAATTTAGGTCCGTATATTTGATGTAAGCGATCTAAAAAACTACTAAATGACAGACTACCAAAAAAAAGAATTCCTCCAGCTGACTTTTGGAGACCCAAATAAACTAGCTCTCCCTTTTTGGAAAGCTTCCCCAGGAGAATGGACCTTTAAATACGGAAATTCAGTAGAAGATCTCGATCTAGATGAGAAGACCCTTAAGACAGACCTGGTCTATCTTAAGATGGCAGAAATCTGGGGAACCAATTCCCACTGCAAGAGAATGCAGGTTGGATGTCTAATGGTTAAGAACAAGTCCATCATTTCCGATGGATATAATGGGAGTCCTTCGGGGTTCCCAAATCAGTGTGAAGACGATAGCAATACAACTTTACCGTATGTTCTTCATGCAGAAGCAAATGCAATCACTAAACTTGCCAAGAGCACAAACAGTTCAGACGGATCAACAGTCTATATCACAGCATCCCCTTGCTTTGAATGTTCAAAGCTTATTATTCAATCCGGGATCAAGAGAGTTGTATTTAAAGAAATTTATAGAAAAACGGAGTCCCTGCACTTCCTATATGAAGCCGGGATCGAAGTTGTTAGAATTGGAGAATTATAAATCAAAAATAAAGAAAAATATAAAGAGAAATCATGCAAAAAGAAATTAAAAAGGAAAAGAACATCCAGACACTTGCAAACAATTTTATCGAATTTAGAGACGAAAGAAGTTTTAAACTACTCTACGAAAGAGTTAAACCCGGAGTGCTAAATCACTGCTACTCCATATTAAAAGAGGCAGAGTTAGCGGAAGATGCATTCTTAAATGCAATGGCCAAAGTCTGGCAGAAGATTGAACAGTACGACAAATCGAGAGGTAATTTTTCCACCTGGTGCTACAACATTGCCAGAAACGAGTCTCTACTTTTACTAAAGACCAGAAAGAAGTATGTTCATCTTTCAATAGAGGATCTAGAATATTCTTCCTCCCAGAACGAGGAGAAGAACCCATCATATAATATAGATGATGATCCCCTTTGGAAGTTTGCTAACGAGGGAAACACGATAGATGATATGTACGAGATTGCTATTGAAGAAATTAGGTCCCTTCCTGCTCTTTATCGAGACATTATGATCGATCGTGAGATTAACGGAATGAAATATAAAGACATAGCAGAGAAATACGGGATCAAAAAGAGATCTATTGCTACTAGAATTAGGAGAGCCAGAAATAAAATTCGTTTGAGAATGGAGGAAACTAAATAGTTTCATCTATAATAAGAAAAAACCTATGCTTAGAATTTTTAAAGTACTGAAAGAATTGAGTCTCTACCGAGAATATCTTTCCGAAATAAAGAAGCAGTCTCTAGATTCTTCCGAATGGGGGAAACTCCGACTTAGAAGAGACTGGTTTGGCAGAATTTACACTGTTGTCAATCTTCCGCCTGAGGTAACTCAGTCCCCTGACTTCCCTAAATATGCTAGGCCTTCCTTTGTCTTCGATAAGACAAAACCAATCAACGAATACCTAACCAGATTAAGTCTTCAAGAACTTCTTACCCCGGTAATCAATCCGGTCGAAGGAACAGACGAGGAGTCTTATCTTGTTGTTTATTCCTTCCTGTTCAGACACATTACTATTCTTTGGATTCTTAGATTTCTGGCCGAGGTAGTTGGTCTCTGCTATCTAATTGCCTACAGGCAGGAAATTTTAATCTGGATAGGTCACTATTTTAAATAAGACCATGGATTTAGAACCAATTAAAAGAGATCTAGTCCAGAAGATATCCGTTTTTAAAGATCCGAACTTCGTCTTCGAGGAGGAAGCCCATACCTATCACTACCAGAAGACTAAGTATGATTCGGTAACTTCCTACATCAAGAGATTTAAAGTTCCCTTCGATCGGGAGTATTGGTCTAAGAAGAAGGCAGCCGAAAGAGGTGTTGATGTTTCTGTCGTTCTAGACGAATGGCAAGGAAAGGCAGATGTTGCGAATGACCTAGGAACGAGAGTCCACAAATGGATAGAAGACTTCTGGAGTGGAGGATCTAGAGATCTTGATCCCAACGAGGACGAAGCCTTCATAGAGAGAATCAATAAATTCTTATCTCTCTACGAATCCAAGTTTAAGAATCTAGTTCCGTTAACTTCGGAGCTGAAGGTCTTTTCTAAAAAATGGAGACTTGCTGGAACGATAGATCAGCCCTTCATTATGTGGGACGAGAAGCAGCAGAAGGTTCTTTTCCTGATAGGAGACTGGAAGACCAACAAGGAATTTAGATCCGACGACCACCCAAAAGGAAGATATAAAAAACTTCTCCATCCATTTTCCCACCTGTTTGAGAATCACCTCAACGAATATTCTATCCAGGTTAGTCTTTATCGGCTGATTCTAGAAGACGAGATTGGTCTAGAAACAAACGGTGGGTTTCTCTGTCATATTGGTCCAGAAGGACCAGCTAAAATCCACCCGATTAAAGACCTCAGAGATCACCTAAGGATTTATCTTCAAAATAACAGAGAAGAATTTGACATTTTTAATGTCTAAATGAAACTTTTTAATCAAAACAACATAAAATATAAAAATTAGAAAAAATGACTACTAAGAAAGAAAAAAACCCAATTCCAACCCCAATGTCTTCAACTGAAATCTCTGCTCCTTATACAGGGGTATCAACTGCTGATTTTTCTGAAGGATTTTTGGACAAGTTGGACCACACCAAGATCAAGTCCTTGGAAGATCAAGTTAAAGATTTGAAGGAAAAAACCGGGAAGAAAGTCTATGCGGTTAAGCTTAGTTCATCTCTTTTAAGTTCCTTAATTGACTTCGTAGAAAATCATGCAGAGTGGTCTCAAACCGAGTCTTTGGGAGTAATTGAGGTTCATAAGATCCTTAGCGGGCTTAAGAAAGAAGGGGTAAAAGACAATACCATTTTCTTGGGATCTCTTCCTCTGGAAGCTACCCACTATTTTCTTTCCAAGACCAAAGGAAAAGGTTTAAAAGAAGCACAGAGCTTCATCGACTTATTCAAGCCTATTTCCATTGCTTTGGAAGAAGTTAAAAAAGATGCAGAAGCTATCCAGTCTTTAGAAAAAGACCTAGTTGCTGCTCAACAAGGGATCGGTACTGTATAAAAAGATAAAATCAACAGAAAAGAGCATCCTAATCGGTGCTCTTTTTTTTGCTCCCAGTGGATTATTTTTTATCTGGGATATATACAAGATAATTTAAAATTTTAAAATCATGAATAAATTAGACAATTTTTTATCCAAGCATGGGACTAAAATTATTTTAGTTCTTCTGCTTTTAACTTTTCTAAAGTCCTGCGGAGCAGGTTCTGAGTTGAACAAAGTTAAAAAAGAGCTTAAGAAAGTTCAAGCAACACTAGAAACTGTTCCAAACAAGAGGGATCTAGAAATTGAAGGACTAAAAGCCGAGAAGAGAATGATTCAGTCCGTAGACAGAAAAATCCTAGACGTCAATAGACAGTCTGTAATCGATCAGGAAATAAAGAAGCTTCAAGTCAAGTAAATTTCAGATGAAGAACAAACTTGTACATAGGTCTATTATTGCAACCTTTGTGTCCTTGTACTTATTGGTTAGTATTATTTCTACTATCCACGTAATTGAGTTTTTTAAACTCTCTAACCCTCAGTGGCTTGCTATCTCCCTTGCAATTGCTTTCGAATTGGGTGCTGCTGCATCTTTGGCCTCCCTAGTTATTCTGGACAAGATGAACAAAACTCTTGTGTGGATGCTATTTGGAACCATTACCCTCATGCAGATGCAGGGTAATATGTACTATGCGTTCGTCCATATGGAGAACTTTCAAGGGTGGTCAGAATTATTTGGACTGATCGAGGAAGATATTGTTTATCAAAAGAGAGTTCTTTCCGCAGTTTCTGGAGCGATCCTTCCTCTAGTAGCACTTGGATTCGTCAAGTCTCTGGTGGACTACATTAAACCTGAACCCCAGGTTGAGGCTGTAGTAGAAGAAGTAGCTAAGGTTGAAGAAAAAAAGATTGAGACCAAAGAGGAAATTTATACCCCGGGGGATTTAGAAGAGATGAAAGAATGGGAGGTAACTTTAATGGATGGTTTAGAAGAAGAACCAGAGACCGAAGAAAGGGACGAAGATCACGAGTTAGACCTAGTCCTTAATGAAATGGCTGAGGATCTGCAGGAAGAGGAATTACCACAGACAGAAGAACCAATTAACGGGGAAACCCCTCAGGTTGTTCCTGGTTACTACGGAGACGTAGTAATAGACGGAAACGGAATTCAATCTGTTGAGTCTGACATTCTTCCAGTAAACTCCAATGCACCTAGAAAAAATACCGGAATTATAGACAACGCTGGTAGCGTTCATCTTAATCCAACTAGACTATAAGAAGACTAAAATGAATGAAAACGAGGCACAGGCACAGCAGTTTATTGCTGGAATAACCGGAAGTGGTGGACCCGACAACTATGACGGCGGTAATGCATCGAACGACCAGACCATTCTTGTTGTTGCAGACGGGGATGCTTCCCCTATCCTTCCCCCCGGCGGATCTGCAGATTTCCTCGTTGATTATGCTATTATAGCAGTAAACGAAACGGCTCTAAGAAGAGTTAATCTTACCTTTGCAGATTTCAACGATCCGCACAATGTCAGATTCTATAATACTGCGGTAAACGTAGCCTGGCAGAAGGAGACAGAGGAAACTCTTAATTTGGTGGATTTTTTTCATCCCCTTCAGTCTTTCTCCAACTACCAGAAGCAGACTTTCAACATAGCTGCCTTGTCTTCTATTAATTTCGACATCGGAAACTTTGATACAACCTACGGGGAGGTCAGCCTTCTGATGGCTCAAGCTGAATATCTTCCTCACCTTACCGCTGCTGAGGATAATGTTATTTACTGGAACTATAAAAATTCCCCTAGATACACGATGGGGCAATTTATGGTTTTAAGTGGAGCGGTTAAAACCACCTCTAACTGGTATGGCTGGCAGGTTGATCCAAGTCTTGAACCTGGATACACCGGAATTGAACCAGGTTTTGTTTTTACAAACCCCACGAACTACACCGTGAGAATCACAATATTAACAGCTAACTAATGGCTTCTAGACCGATTATATGCCCACCCGATAACATCCCAGGATTTGTATTTTTTAAGGACAAGTTCGTCCTGGAAGAGGGAAACACCACTGCTAAGGTTACTTTTTTCAATCTTGCTGATATCCTCCTCTCCGTAAAGGCATATTCTAGAATGAGAATAAGTCTAAAGTCTAACACCTCTGTGATGTTGAGCCAGACAGATCTGACCGACAACAAGGGATTTGTTAGATGGATAGCAATTAAAGTTAAGTACCCTTCACCGGTGAGCCCTATTCTTTATAATGCAGAACTACCCGTAGTTCCTGGAGTTCCCAGACCAACTAACGGAACCCCACAAAATCAGAAGTATTTGACTTGGACTTATGAGGGAAAGACTTATCCTATTGGTGAATTAATGATTCTTTCCGGTAACCCAGGTGGGTCTATCGACTCCGAAGAAATTGGATGGAACTTATCTAGTCAGGTTCTTGCTTATCCCGGAGGTGGAATCACAATCACCAACCCGCATGCTGCAATGGATGTGAAGCTAGAAATAATGGTAGCCAGATAAAAAAATCAATCTATTTCTAAAAAAAGATTGAATATATAAGAGAAAAATTTCCTCAACTGAGGGAAGATATATAATCTGTAAAAAAACAAACAGGAAAAATGGATTTAATAAACAAATTACAAAATCTAAAAGAAACTACTCAATCCAGAGAAGTTAAAGATCTGTGTGAAGCCTACATTTCAGAATTGAAGAACGGCAACACATCTATCAATGAGTCTCAAGTAGTTGAAGCTATAGAGGCAAAAGTAGAGAACACAATTTCTCCGCTAGAAGCCTTAAGAAACGAAGAACTAGACAGATCTAAATCTAGAGCTAAGATGCTTGCTGAATCTTGGGGAGGTATCGGAAAAGGATTCTCTAAGACCTCTGGATCTTATGTCGACGGGGTAAAAGACGAGGAAAGATCCACTACCGAGATTGAAAATCGTTTGAACGAAGCTATCGGTCAGATGGCTCAGTTTGATAAATCTGCAGAGTCTTTTGTGATCTCTAACCAGGTTGAGAAGCTAGGAATCCTAGAGTCTATTCTGGATCTTTCTAAGAAGGGAATCTACGAGCACGGAAGCTTTAAAATCCTTTGCGAGAACTACGTTAATCTAATTAAGAATAAGGCCCTTCCTGAATATTGGGTTGCTGAAGCTTTCATTTCCGATTTTTCTAACTATTCTTGGGATGCAAGCGTTAAGGCTGCAGTAAATAGAGTTACTGAGTCTTGCAATACACTTAGACCTGAGATTGAGGCTTCTAAAGCCCTATATCAGATTGCTAATGCTGGAAGTTCTGATTTCTATTCTCCTGTTAAGGAATCAATTTCTAAGTGGTTAGTTTCTGAGGGTAAATCAGTTGCTGCTCTTTCTAGAGACCTTAGAGTTTGGTCTTTCAACCCAATCGTTAAAAATCTAATCAACACATTGACTGTCCTAGAGTCTAACAGCTCTAAGATGAATATTCCAACCATCAACGGAAACTCGGAAGTTAAGAAAATCTATTCTCCTGTTTTAGTTGAAGGAAATAAGACCATCTTCGGAATCGGAAAAACCCTATTCGAAGGAAGCTCGGAAGGGGTTAGAAAACTATCCAATAGAGATATTGCTAACATGGACAAAGATTTCTTGGGCCTTCTTGAAGCCTTCTACTCAGAAGCAGTTAAGACTGACGAAAAGGGAATCCACGTTTATGCTGGAGACACTAGGATCTCTATCGTTAACGAAAATGACGAGACTAAGATCTATCTAAACAACGACCTTGCTAATTTTGCAGACTATAATCAGCTTGCTAAATTGATTTCTTTCAGAATCTCTAGAGGACTTGGAACAAACGAAAGCAAAGTTATCTCTGACGTTATCAGACTTTACGAGAACTTCGACAAAATGGTAGAGCTAGACTTTGCTAAGTCAGTAATCTCTAAAGTTTATGAAGGGGCTTCTGTTAGCTTGATTAAATGGAACGGCAAAATCTTCTTGCAGAGAGTTAATGAAGCAATGAGAGAAAATTCTCTATTTGCAGTTAACGGATCTCAAGCAGTTAATATGGTGAAAGAATTTTTGAAATACGACATTTCAGAAGGTCTAACCGAATTCTTAGACGGAGAGAAGAGAATCAAATCTATCATGATCAACGATAGAAAGAAAGTGATCGAGAATATTTCAATTGTTGAGTCTGAAATGCAGAAGATCGAATCTCTAGTTGCTACTAATCCTCTTTACAAAGGATCTAAGCAGCTTTCTGATGCTTATTCTCTACTTGAAAAAGAACTTCAGGTTCTTAAGTCTAAGTGGTCTACCATCAATGCAGAATTAGATTCTATCGAAAACAACTCCATCTCGATTAACGATGATTTGTTAGAAGATTCTAAATTTACCGTAGGTGACTATGTAAAAGTAAAAGAAAACGGAAACACTGGAAAAATTATTTCAGTAGATACAACTTCAGGTTCTTATACTGTTCTATTGGATAGCGGAAAGACCGGAGATTTTGGTGTTGAAGATATTATCGATCTTGAAGATGCCTTCAATAAAGATTCAGAAGAAAATGCAGAAGCAGGAGAAGAAGTAAAAGAATCTAATGCACCACTAGCTAAAGCACCTTCATCAGGAAAGCCAGTTCATGGTAAAACTCCAGCTCAGGTTCTAAAGGCTAGCACTGCAGAAGCACCTTCAGCTAAGACCCAAGACCAAGACGGTAAAAAAGACGTTGAGAATCTTAAAGATGCAAATCTAGAGGAAGCTCCAGAAAGCAAAAACAAACCAACCAACTACGAAGTTAACGACGAGATTGGATACAACCTAGAAGAGTCTCAAGATTCTTTAGTAGCTGCACCAGAGGGAAAACCAAAGGGAACTAACATGGCTACAGAATGGGAAAAATCAGGGCTAAAGGCTATGAATCTAGCATCTGCTCCTGGAAAAGAAGAAGGAAAAGCAGACTATAAAGTTGAAGCTCCAGAGCCTAAGGCCGCTAAAAATGCAGATATCGATGATTTGAACACTGCAGAATTAGCTGAAGCTCCAGAGTCAGGAAAGACTAAAATGGACGAAGCTTCTGATCTTTCAAAATTAAGCCCAGGATTAGCTGAAGCCCCAGGCGGAAAGCACGATGCAGACTATGCTATTAAGATTGACCTTCCTAAAGCTAGCAGCCCGGAGATTGATAATTTAGCTACAGCTGAACTAGTAACAGCTCCAGAAAAAGGTGCTAAAGTTCCTACCAAAGACACGACAGATCCTAACTTCGCTATCTCACCAGGTAAAGTAGAAGGAGATGCTGGATACGAAGTTGAATATTTAGATCCTAAAGCTTCTAATAAGGCAGACATTGACAACTTAGATACTGCAGAACTAGCAGAAACCCCTTCAAAAGGTGCAGACGGAGAAGTTGATTATGAGCTTAACTCAGAAATGGGATATAATCTTGACGAGACTCTAGCGAACATCAGAGACTACATCATGAAGAATAAAGATTCTGAAGAAGTTCAAAAGATGCTTAGCGATCTAAACGAAGGTTTCGAAAGACCTTCCCCTGAACTAAAAAAAAATTAAAATCGGCTCTAAGTAAGGTTTGGTCTTTTGCTCCTGAGAACGAAGAAAAGGAAGCTAAAAAATCAAAGCCAGACGTAGAAAGCTCAGAAGGAAAGATGAGTGTAGCTCCAGACGGAAAAGAAAAGTCTGAAGATGCACTCATTTCTCGTGAAGACGAAGAAGGAGACGAAAAAGAATAATTTTTGATATATAAAAATAAACAAATTCATACTATGGAAAATTTACAACTATACGAAGCATTTGGTAAAGGTCCTGCTAATGCAGTAAACCCTTTATTCAAGAAAAATTTCATCGACATGGCTACCAACGCATTTGGTTACACCATGAGAGGAGATAAATTGACGAAAGACGTCGATGGGGTAAAGTGCACAATCGAGGTAAAAGATAACGGAATCAAATGTGATCTAACCGGTGATTATCCACTAACCAAAACTAAAGCAATGGACTACGTTAAGTTTTTATTAAAGGCTGACGAAAAAGCTAGAAAAACTAAGAAATAATCATGAAGAACGTTAGATCATTTGAAGATTTTTTACTAGAAGGTAAACAACTTTTCCTAGGGGAAACCCTTTTTATTGATGTTCAGCCAGATAACTACTTTGAAGGAGCTATCTCAGAGGCTAAAAAATTCATCGATCAGAAAGAACTTGCCGACGAGGTTAAGAAATCTCTAGCAGAAGGAGAAACAGTTTATATCAAGATGCTGGGAAACCCCCGCAGACCGGTTAGAACAGTTACCCACAAACTAGCAAAGATGTTTGTCGACCTGATCAACTCTGTTGCATATGGTGAATTCAGAAGAAGATGGGCAAACTTAAGCGACGAACAGTTCGACGAGGTGATTGCTATCACACTTAAAGACGTTCTCCAGGACTGGAATAGAAGCGTTGATAAGCCAGGTCTTACTGACGGACAGATCTACGGAAACCTTAGAACACTTATTAAGACTAGACTTCTTGGAGCAAACAATCAAATCATGAGAAAAGTCACCCAAGAGCCTTCTGGTTCTTCCCAGGTAGACTATGATGCCATAGACAAGACAATCAATAAAATCCTAACTGGAACTACGGATAGAGTCTACAGACCAGCAGTAAAAGCCCCTGAAAAGGGAGAAAAGAGCTGGTATGATGAGATCCCTACGATAGAAGATTAATTACTAGGGAAATTTCCCGAAACCAAATCCGCACTAAATGATATAATACATTAAGTGCGGATTTATTATTTACACTAAACTTATAAATGGCAGACTACGTAAAAAATGCAGACCTGATGAGGGCAATCATGGAATCCAAAGAAAAAGGGGTTCTAACCCCTGAGACCATCTCTATGTTCTATCTGATGATCAATGGAATATCCAAGAAAATGGCATACAAAGACCCAGAAGATAAGGCTGATTGTATGGCCTTTGCTATGGAGGATCTCTGTAAATACTGGAACAGATTCGACCCGGCAAAATCTAACAATCCTTTTGCCTACTACACACAGATTGCTAAAAACGGATTTGCTAAAGGATGGAAAAAGATCCATCCACCAAAGGCTCCTAAGACTATTCCTTTCTCCCATATCACAGGAGAGGAAAATTCTTACAACGTTTAACATTTATGTCGATTAAGAAAGTAAAGCCTAGTGGAAATTATAGGTCTGGACTTTACTCCCCCGTTAATCCAGACAAATACATCGGAGATATCCACAAAATAGTTTATCGATCTTCTTGGGAATTTAGATTCTGCAAATACTGCGACTCTAATCCAAACATTCTAAAGTGGTCTTCTGAACCTCTTCAGATCCCTTACTACAATCCACTAGACAAAAAAGAACACATCTACAACGTCGACTTCTACATTAGAGTTCTCAGAGATGATGGGACGGAGGGGGATTGGATCATCGAGATTAAACCCGAATCCCAACACAGAAAGCCAGTTTTAACTCAACCCGAGACCCTATCTAAGCTTAAGGCCTATAATCAACACATGCAGCTCTGGATCACCAACCAGGCTAAATTTAAAGCTGCCAGAGAATGGGCTTCCAAGAGAGACTACACGTTCGGGATTATCGACGAGAATTTCCTATTTAAAAGTCCTTAATTCGCATGGAATTTAGAGAACAAATTATTCAATACAGAAAAGAAGCACCTTCAGTTGCTTCTCTAGCAACCAAGACCGACCTCTATTTTCTGGATAAATATGGATCTGGTGGTCCGGGTGGATCCCTAAAGTTTACTGGAACGATGATTCCTGGCAACGTCTACTTCTTCAACTATGATACAGACACTGAGCTCAGCCAGAAGGTTCAATACATCAACAGGAACCCCCTGATCCTTTATATCTCTTCCGAGAGAATAGGGAAAGATGTAATCATTAAGTCCATCGACTTAACGTTGACCCCTCCTGAGCAAAGACTGGAGATCCTACAGAACTTCTGGGATAAATTTCAACCCACAGTGGAGGCCAATCAGAAGAGAGTTGCTAAAGGGGAAACCCCAGAAGAGGTCAGACTGACCTCTAAAGACCTTCCTTTTTTATTTAAAGACACCGGGTATTCTGCTTCTTTTACTGGATTCAAGTTCCAGTTTATGAAGAATGTCAAGTGGATAGACTACACCGACTGGTGCAAACTTCCCTTTCTTAAATATACATCTGTACAGGGGCTTCCGGTCAATGAGATATATACTAACTATAGGTCGAAATTAAAACAGTAGTTGGGTCTATAACTTAAAGACGATAATCATAAATGGCAGGTTTTACAGATAATCCACAGGGCAGTCCCATCTTCCAGAGAATTCGAGATTCTGTTAAGAATCTGAGCAACTTTGGTTTGAACTACGGGGACATGGTGGTTAAGAATTCCCAAGCGGTAGGCCAGACCGAGGCTGCTTTCTTAAAGAGGGGAATGATCGAGGACGAGACCATGCTCTATGCCTTGGCCAGACAGGATACAACCTCTAAGCAGTATGTGTCTTATTTTGACAAAGACTACAAGGGAAAGAGGGATTATCTAAGAAAGTTTTCTCTTAATCCTGAGATTGAATTTATTCTAGATACAGTCAACGACGAAGCAATTTCTTACGACACCCACAATTTCTTTGCCTATCCAGCTTTTCTAAACCTTACTGGTTTAAAAGATAATGTTGTTGATAAACTAAACGACAACTACAAGAAAATCTACGACATGTTTGGGTTCACGGACGATATTACTGCCTGGCAGTATTTCCGTCAATTCCTGGTGGATGGATATGTTGCTTTTGAGATTATCTACGACGATAAGGGAAAGAACGTCATTGGCTTTAAAGAGCTAGATGCTATGACCCTAATGCCTTCTGTGGAAAAGCAGATGGACGGAACCTACTTAAACGTCTGGTGGCAGTATTTTAAGGATCCTAGAAAGAAAAGAATGCTCTACGACTCGCAGATCATCTATATTTCCTACGCAAAAGGAAATACAGTTTCTAGAGTCAGCTATACAGAAAGACTGATTAGACCCTATAATATCCTTAGAATTATCGAATACACGAGGGTTATCTGGTCTG